GACACGACAACACCTGCCGTCAAAGCGGTGGCGGTGCTGGCCCTTGCCAGCCGATACTTCCTGCCGTCCGGCAGGATCATTAGTTGCCCCAAGCCTATCCCCCCAGGCGAGGCGGAGAAAGTAGACTTTTCGTCTCCATGATCACCGTAGATAACGTTTGGGAAGCTGCCCATCGCTACCTCCTTTACTTAGTTTGGGGGCGGTTTTTCTAGAGTTACTACCCTTCTCGCAAACTCTGCTTGCCTTTGCCTTACTTTAGGCAGGAGCGGTTGCATCGGCAAAGAGTTCCACAATCCAGCCTGGGAGATACTCACCGACACCATAGCGCCCCACATAGTTTAGCTCCCAGCCTCTCAAAGAGGCATCCCGCTCAGGCTCCACGCTTGGCTCCCGGGCACTGACATAAATCAGCCCGCCGCGTTTGCCCGAAGCGAACACACCACCCTTTGCAGCCACGGCCGTAAGCGCCATGTTGCCATCCGCTATCACGGGTATATCGAACACCCGCCCAACGGAATACCGGCGCAGCACCTCATCGGCGATTCCACCCGCAACCCCACCGACTACGCTGGACACGCTGGGCACTAAGGGGGTAAGGATGTCCACGATGTCCAATTCCTGGTAGGGGTGGATAACACAGGCATAGGGTGTCGGCGCTGGCCCACCGGCAGTCGTTGCATTCCCCATAAGGGTAGCTCTGGCTGCGGCGATATGCCCCAGGGTAAGGGCGTTGGCAGAAGCAGCCAGGGAGGTGGTAGCATCGTCAAGCTGCCCCAATAGGTCTTGGTCACGCTTCTTCTCAAACCCATCACCCAGCAGGACTCCCGCTGCCCGTTTCAGGTCTTCGTTGTCGTCCTCAAGGACATTGTCGGTGAGGATTATCTTCAGACCCACCTCGTAGGGCACAATCTGGACATTGGTATCCTGCATGGTCTGGCTGGCAGTCATGTCCACGGCCTCAGTTAACTGGCTAGCCGTAGCCTCATTGAAATATGGCACATTGACATTCGTGCCTTTGCCCTTGCGGATGTTCCAGGCTAAGGCCCGCATGATGGCCTTGTGTTGGGCCGTGAACATCGCCTCCTCGATAACCGTAGGGATGGTATCCCCAAGTTCTGCTAAAGTTGTAACTCCCACTTATCTCCTCCTTGTCAAATCCCCCGTGCTCTCCGTGCTTCTACATAAGCGGCGTAAGCGCCCGGGTCATTCGGGTTTTTCATCCATGCATCCCTGATTCCTTCGTAGCTTGATGCTCCACCTCCCGTAGATGGCGTTGTGTCCCTTTGGCCTTGCTCTGCTTTACGCTCCGCATCGGCCTGCTTCGCCTTTGCCTCTTTATCGGCTGTGGTTTGCTTGTCTGTCCTCATCTTCGCCAGTCCCGCTTTCCACACCTTAACCGCACCATCTGGCTTGTCAGAGTAGTAGAGGTTGGCTAACTCGTCTATTACTCCACTCAACTCCACAGGGGGGTTGGCGTAGTCCACGCCATACTCATCAGCCAGGGTTTGCAGCCTGATGGTCGTGTCACGCTGTGCTTGTGTTACCTGCTGAGTGGGTTGGGGGCTATCGGCCTTATCCCCGGCAGCCAGTTCCCTTTGCCAACGCTGATACTCAGTCTCTACGGGTTCATCTTCTTCTCCGAAGGTTCGGCGGGCTAAGGGCTGAATGGCCCTTTTTAAGGTATCAATCTCTTTTGCCAGCCTCGCATTGCCCCTATCCTTATCGGCTACTTCTTTGGTGTATTTGCCCTCTAAAGCAGTCAACTGAGTCTTTAACTCCTCTACGGTAGGGCCTGTTGGCGTCAGGACTTCGGGCTGTAAGTCGCCCTCTGGTTCCGCCTCTCCCGTTACCTGCTGATTCGTATCGACTTCAGCTTGTTCTACCAAAACATCCTCCTTTGCTTGAAATGCAAAGAGGCCAGTTTAAGGGTGCTTAACCTCAAAAACTGGCCTCTGGGGGCGCTAATATTTAGTTGTTAAAACGAAGCGGTTCTTGCCGTCTGTATCTCCTGTAACTGTCCACAGTGTTTGCACTTCAGGGTGATTCGCCCATCGAGCTTCTCACCGATAATGCTATTACACTGGCAACACCGAACCGTCTCTAGTTCCTGATGTAGGTAACTTATGGTTACATTAGAAAGTTGTCTTAACATAAGTCTTACCATAGACTGCTCCGTTTGTCAAGTTTTAAGTATTTTAAGAGCGGCTCTTATCTGTTCTACTGTGAGTGTATTGCCCCCGCTAGAAGTTCCAGCAAGAGCATAAAATCTCTCTATTGTCTGCCACTTCAACATCCCTTTTATATGCTCTACAGCCCCGTCCCCAAACTTTCGCCCAATCTTCTTTAGATATTCTGGCCGTGAGAAGTATTGCTTAAATGCCTCCCGCCTGAAATCAATGGCCTTCCTGCTGCCATACATATTGGGATTAAACTGCCCAAACCTCTCCCATTTAGTGGGTTTGCGTTTCAAACTATACCACCATGGAGAGCCAGGGTAGGGTAGGGCTATACTCAGGTTCAACCATTCAAAGTTCCGCTTCATGGCGTAGTCGAGGCTCGCCTGCATATCCCCCAACTTCTCCCCAGGCAGGCCAAACATAAAGTTTGCTATGATGCTAAGGCCCGATTCCTGAGTCACCTGGACAGCCCAATCGGATTGTTTGAACTTCTTATCGCCGGTGCTTTCAAACCCGTAGGCTATCCACCTGATGCCAGCTCTCCACATCCTGGATAGCATCACGGGATCAACGGAATCTAATCTGCCATAAGCCCACATATTGAAGTCGTAGCCCTGGCTGATTATGTAATCGCATATCTCCCTCACCCTCTGGGTGTTCAGGGTGAAACACTCATCCCATATCTTGATATTCCTGATGCCCTTGGCTGCGAAGTAATCCAGCTCCTGTTTCACCTTTTCCATAGGGCGGTAACGCACCGTATGGCCGCCGTAGAGGGCGTGTATGTTGCAGTAGTGGCAGCTAAAAGGACAATTCAGGGAAGTGTAGAGGACTGCGTATGGGCTGCGCCTATCCAGGTCGTCAAGGCAATGCCAGTTGTGGGCGCGGTATTTGGAGAGGTCGAACATCTCCCAGGGAACGGAAGGTGTGCCCTTGAGTTCTCCCCAGTCCCTCGGATGTTTCATGGCCATCGGGTGAAGCCCTGCTACCATAGCTGTAGGCAACCGCTTCAGCAACCTTCCGGCCACTGGCCACTTCGGGGTTGACGATACGGAAGGGTTATTGCCCATCACAACCAGGAGTATGTCTTTGGTATTATATTCCTCCACTCGCTTCACCGTCTGCTCTATGGTCAAGTTTTCTGCCTCGGCATCCAGGATTCTAAGGTCTGGGTCGCCCCTGCCGACATAGTTCCCTGCTATCAGCCCTAGCCACAGCGGGGGTTCTACCGCAGCGAAGGGGACTTGAAGCCGCCCATTGGGATTCACTAGCACGAGGTCAGTGGTCATACCACCATCCTTGCTCCATGCCGGTCATGTTCCAATACGGCATGGCGTATCTCAATCCCCAGTTCATCACATACCTGCCGTTCCTCTGGGGGCATATCCTCTATCGTCTTATCACCACCCCTAAAGAATACAGCAGGCTTTAACACTCGTAAAGCCTCGGCCACCAGCGTTGTTTCTTTATCCCACTGGTTCACCACCACCACATTCAATACCCGCATACCCTCCAGGATAAGCCTCACAATGTTACTTCTCCCTCGCTGGGGGATATTCACATTCCCCTTCTTCATCATGAGTTGGGCATCACTGGAGACTACGCAGAGTATTGCATCTCCATGCGCTATCGCCTGTTTCAGATAGCTAAGGTGTCCGTCATGCAGCGGGTCGAAGTGACCACTTACCATGACGATTACGGGAAACTTAGGCATAACCTGTCCTCCATGACCACCTCCGATATTTGGCGATGATATTCCCCGAATGTGCAACGAGAGCACCCATTGATGTCCGCGCTCTGCATCATATCCCGGTGGGCATCGCTGCCCCACCATTCCAGGATTTGCTTAGGATTGGGGTATGCAGAGCCGAGCCTGTATTTGGCCTCCATTTTATGGTCAACACACAAGTAGCCATTGCCATCAGTCAATATGGGCAGCAGCAATGGCGTTGCCATGCATTTCTTGAATCGGTGGGCTACATGGAAGTTCTCGTCAAACTTGTGGGTAGTAGTATAGACTTTGAAGTCTGAGGTCTCCTCCTCGTGGCATCTCTCAAACTGCTCCTTCACGGCCTCCACATCTATCGGCAACTTCCTGTGCCCCTCGATATCACAACGCTCAAAGTCCACGGGCCTGACACGGAACACCTGGGCACCCGATTCCTTCGCCACCTTGCATTGCTCATGGAGGGAATACAGGTTCTCCGGCAGCACCAGGGAGCACCAGGTCAGCATGACTTCGTAGATGTCCTGACGGAAGTTTGCCAGCTTCTTTATATTGGCCACTACCTGGTCAAACTTGTCCCTACCCTTGACCCTCTCGTATGTTTCCCTATCGCCAGCATCTACGGAGATGGTTATCCATTGGCACTTCATAACCTCATGCATCAGCCTATCGCTGATATTGACGGCGTTGGTGAACAGGCTTACTTTCATGCCCCTGCCATCGGCGTGATTGAGAATCTCTGGCGTGGCCTCATGTAAGCTCGCCTCACCCCCACCTGAAACGCATAAGCCCTTCACACCCCAATCAGCCAGGAAGTCAACCAGCCGGTGCATATACCCAGCGGGGAGCTTCCGCATCTCCCCCACCTCTGCCCGATGGTGTTTCAGATACCGTTGGGTAATGCAGAAGTAGCACGATATGTTACACTCGGCGTAGGGGTCGAGGTTGACCTCGATAGGTGGGGGTAGGGGATTCTTGTCGTCAAGCCAGCCTACAATCTTCTTGTAATGCTCATAGTAAGCTAACCCCTTGAAGCTGTTGAAACTGTTATACTTGTTCTCAGGAAGCCATTCAGTGGCCATATTCCCCCATCTCCTCTACGACTACATAGCTTCCAGGATAGCAATACACATCATCATAGGTTGCCATCACTCGCTCTGTATTGGTAATTCGGACAATCCCTACATTCTTTAGCATTGCCCTTAATCCTCTCGTATAGTCCCCGCAATGCTGGACACCAGGATTAAGTGGCTCTGTAGAGCCTACGCCCACCCTGATAATGACCTTCGCCTTATACTGGCCGTGGGTGAACTCCTCCAACTTGTCCAGGTGGTTGACCAGTTGGTTCATAGCACACATCAGGAAGTCCATGCGGGGGAAGATGGAGATAACCACCTTGCCCGTTAAGGCCATGCCTATACTTGCCCCTAACTGGAAGTCCTCTGCTACCGGGAACTCGATACGCTGCTCCATCGGCACGCCTTCCAGAGTGGCGAACATGGCGTTGCCAGGATACCGCACCTGCTGGCCGATGAATATGGTATCGGGTTGCTGGCCCAGCCAGGTCATGGCATTCTTGATTTCGCTAAAATATGACATTCTTCCCCGTGCTCTGGTGAGGCCAGGTTGGGTTATACTGATAATACTCATCTTCATCAACCACTGAAGGGACGCTCCCCCATACTTCCCTTGTAGGCGTCTGGACTGATAGCCCGTTATCTTCAACTACAAACTTAATCGGCAGGCCATGCCCTCTAGCATATTTCAAGCACTCATTGAATACCCCCGTCTCTGCCGCCATGTCTCCCACAAAGCACCATACCCTCTGTCCCGTCATAGCAACCCCTACAGCGATAGGTAATATGCCGCCCACGATAGCTGAGGTGAAGAAGTGATATTCGGCATTGTTGAGGGTGATGCTGTGCCCTGCGATTATCTCTGCCTTTAGCCACTCCCTAGGGATGCCCTTCAAGAGGGCATGGTGGTGGCTGCGGTGGGTGCTGAATACCCAGTCGTCTGGCTTCACCTGCTGGAATATGCGGATAAGGGCATCTTCGTTGCCCCCTGACAGGTGGACCGGCGCTTTTATCTTGCCCACCTCAAACAGTTCTGCTATTTCTGCTTCAAAGTCTATCAGGTCTTGTTTGGTTGTAGTCATGTGGTATGGCAACCCCCTCCCCCTGGCCATGAAGCGTTATAAGAACGAACACCTTTAAAAGGGATACTCTCTCCTTTTCCTGAATCCATCCAACAAGATTCATCTTTAACCTTTCCATCATGCGTCAATCCGCACCGTGAGCACTTTTTAACCGAATAAGTATAATGATGCCATATGCTAAAATACCCTTGCCGATAGAAATGTCTAGATTCCAGATACTCCCAAAACCTTCTATGAATAATCACACAATTCAGCCACTTAGTGATGGTATGGGGAAGAATCATCACCCATGTAATGGGCTTGAGGATTTTAAGTATTACCCTGCCCCAAAGAAACCAATCGCTCTTGGTTTCTTCTTTGATCAACGGCCACCCGCTACAGCCAGTTCCCTTGCCCTCTGTATCTGCTGCCTTCTGTTTACGGGGCTGACGGGGTTCTTATAATAGCCCCACTCCACCAGCAGTCGGTCAACCTCGGCATCTCGCATTCGGATAAGTTTGCGGTTTTGCTGCATCCTCTTGACATAAGGCCCCAGCCTATATTGGGTTGCAAGCCTCTTGGCAGTTATTGTGTCTCCATCGTTCTCGGCTATAGTCACCTGATTCAGCCAATATTCAAAGTTTATGCCAGTCTGCTTCGCCAACTTATCCCGTAAAGCCTGGTCGGGATCCCAGTAACGCTCCTCAATTACCCTCTTATCAAGACGAAACTGCCGTGCCTTCGGCGTGTCGTTGGCCCCGATTTCGTTCTCAATATACTTTACCTGAGCTGGCGTGAGCTTGCTCATATAATCTTCCAAGAATCTGTCCACTTTGGCTGAGTCAAAGCTCTCAGGGGTCATCTTCCCTGTGGCTTCATCCAGCCTGTCATAGTAGCCAAAAAGGGCTTTCTCATTCTCATTCTTGGGCTTCCTCTTGGGGAACTCCCCGAACCACCGCTGGTATGCCTCAGACTCAATCATGGCTTCACGTTGTATCCCGTAGTGGGCATCCCTCCATTGCTTCTTTGAAAATGGCCGTGGGTTGCCGTTATCATCCAGCATGGGCGAGCCATCGGGATTGACCATCTGCCCTGCATCCACCCATCGGTCAATACCCAGGTGGCGGTCAAAGCGGTCTTGGCGTGCTTCTCTACCTATCTGCCCTTGTGTTTGTCCAGCAGCGGCAAAGAAACTCCTGGCTTCTGGCAATAGTTCAAGCTGACGTCTTTCGGGTCGTGTCAACCCATCCCAAGTCCCATCCCACGGTTCTTTGCCCTCAGCCAACCGCTTCTCATTTATACCCTCTTTTTCCCCCAATCTCACAATAAAGTCACGGGTTCTCTCGGCCCTCAGATTGACTCCTGTAGCCTGCACAGCCAAGCCCATCAACCCCAAGCGGGTTTCTTCTGGCGGTATAGCCTCTTCTGCCCCAGGAATAAGTTGCCTGGCAGCCTCAGTAGCTATGCCCCCTATACCGATAGGGGCAAACAGGTCTCGTGCCAACTGTGCCGTCCTGGATACCACACCCCCAGGTCCGACCTTATCAATGGGCAGGTCAAAGAAGTTAGTGCCGTTTTTCTGGTTAAGTATCGCCCTTAAAGGCACGCTTTCCCTAGACTCCACGAAGTTCTGGGGGTTAAGCACTCTCAGGGCCGTGTCCATCTGTCCCGCCAAATCCAGCGTCACCTCTGCCCCTTCTTTGCCCTTAATCGGTATGGTGGGGGCAGCAAAGCGGGTATTGTAACTAAATGGCAACGGCCCCCAATTATCCTTAGCTATGGGAATAAACCGCTCTGCTGGCAGATGTTCACCTGTTGACGCATAGTGGATAACCTCAGCAGTCGAGACAAGGAATAGGTATGTTCCTATCCAATGTCTGCGCCAGTATGCCGCCTGTGGCCCCTTGATAGCCCCTGCCGCCTGTCGCAGCAAACCCTCCGATTCGTTGACTGAGAAGAATACCCGCCGCAAGGTCTCACGCAGGACACGGTTCTGTATGACGCTCTGGGAAGCGGGTATCGTGGAGTATTTTACATTGGCTATCTTGGCTATCATACCATTCAGTTGGGCATCGTTGAGGCGGGGATAGAGTCTGGCTGCCACAGGTGCAATATTGCGTTGTATATCTGTGATAATGGCAGCCCGATAGACACCCTCAAAAAGCCCTCGGCGCATAGCCAGTTCTGCTTCTTTGACAGCCCCAAACGCCTTCTTAATTGCTCCTGTATCCTTAGCCATTTGCAGGATTTCATCACCCGCAGCAGCACCTTTAAACATAGTTACATCTGTGGTAGACAGGCCAGCTTTGCTTATGCCGTTCAAATTCACCCCTGGCCGTCCCTGGATAAGTGGCTCGGTGCTGTCAAGTTGCTTCGCCAGGTTCAATCGGGTAGTAGGACTAAAGTTGGACTTGAGGATTTGCCCTGCGCTTTTGGGGTAAAGGGCTAGAGCCTTCACCGCTTGTAACGGCTTCCCTGCCTGAAGGGAGTCGACCATCATAGACCAGGCTCCCGCACCACTACGGTTAAGGAAGTCCATCTGCTGAAAGAACGAGCCAAATAGCTTTGCCCGTTTCGGCACAAAGGTCAGCCAGTCTATAATCGCCAATGGATCAAAGGACTTTCCGCCGATACCTATTCTGCCCAGATTGGGGCGTTTGCCATGCATATTCTCCAGCATGTTGGCCACTGAATCAGTGGTTATCCACCGCCTGGTAAACATGGACTGGGGATTGCCCTGAGCGTCTAAAGTAGAAAAAGGTTTGCCTTCAAAGGCAGGGCCAACCTCCGGCACTCGCCAACCGGCAGGGATAGGCCCACCTTCGTGGGGCTTTATCAGGTCATCCCCCATACCCTTCAGGTGTTCCACCAACTCCATCTGCTCCCTGTATTTGACTCCCTGCATACGAGAGATAGCCCACTGCTGATAGGGGTTAAAGGACAGTGGTTCAAACCCCAGATCTCTCATTTCCTGATATGTAGCGTCAACACGAGGTTTCTTGAAGGCGGGGGTTCTGACCAACGGCCTACCTTGAGTCACCCCAGTAGGAAACATGTCTTTAGGAGGTTTCCAACCTCGATAGAAGTAATCCGCTACCGTAGCCATCTCTGGGTCAAAGTCCAACCTCGCTACCGTCTCCCAATCGGTAAGTTCCCGTAGTTCCTTGTAAATGTCATCCATGCCCTGTGGTATTTTAACTTCGCCAGAAGCCACCTTGCTAGGGTTATGCAGGGCATTATAGAGTTCATCTAGTTTCGGTATATCCTGCTCTCTGGCAACTGTCTGGCCCTGCTTTGTAGTCCCTATCCCCGTTGCCTTCAGTTTATCCCCACCTGTTCGGACAGTGATATTGACTACCCTTTGGGCATCACTAATTGCACCCTCATGGAGTCTTAGAAGGGTCTGGTCAGGGCGTTCTTTCCCTACGGCCTTTTCAGAGATTTCGTGGAGTATATCAGAAGGCTCTTTGGCGGGTTGGGTTGGTTTTGCCCCCACTCTGGGGGGCTTACGGGGTGGTTGACCACCCGCATCAGGTGCAGCCGTTTCAACATGGGCAACCTTAGCCTCTGCCGGTGCTACACTGGTAGGTTGCTCTACGGCCTTCTGCTGGACTGCCCGAACACGCTGAGTGGTCTGCTGCGGGGCTGTAACGGGTTGTGCCTTCGTAATCGCCGCAGGAGCCGCAACAGGGGGCTTGACCGCTTGGGCTGGGGGTATCGCTGCCGCCGCAGGGGGCAGGGCTTCTGTCCCTAGCGGGGCAACTATGTCCTCTGTAATTGACTTCTGTTTGACAATACTTATGTTGTCAGTGTCAAACACTATGAACTGTCGTTGTTTGCCTAAAAGTTCACCCGAATCCGCCATTGTCCTCACTACTATACCGTCATACCCCATACCCTTCAGGGTTTCAGGAGCAGAGGTAAAACGGGTTCGCAGACCTTCCTGCTTAAAACTTTGCCATTTAGAGAACAACTCGGACGACCTATCTTTCCACATCTGCTGAATTACTGCATCGTCGGTCACGCCATGGGCTTTTGCAAACGAGGAGAAGTTTCCGGGGTTGTATCCCTTCGGTTTCTGCTTGGCCAAGAACTGCACAACTGAGAACTTATCCTCGGACTCGTTGAACACCTTAGCAAAGCCAGGAAAAGCCGTATCCAGTTTGGCAACTACATCGGGTGAAAGAGTATCAAGGTTGAGAGGGTTTCGCAAGTTCAAGCGGGCCGTGTATAAGGTAGGATTGCGGCTCTTAGAAAAGGCGCCAAATTTAGAGAATCCGAAAGCAGCCACAGTCGCTATATCTGGATTTTCAGTGAAAAAGGTTCCGAGCCTGGCCGTAGAAGCGCCAGTGCTCCCAGCTAAGTCCTCAGGACTGGTTAAAAACTGCTTGATGTCTGCCGTGCCGCTCCCGTGGTAGACAACATCTGGCACAGCGGCAGGCCCAACCCCTACCGCTTCGGGGGCTGCCTGTTTAGGCCGAATGGCCTTTACTTTACCTAGAAATTCATCCCATAGGACTTGTTTTGCAGCCTTAGCTTGAGCGGTAGTTGCAAAATCTTCAGGGCTAAAAGTTCTTAGATTTTTATATTTCAGAAGGGATTCCCAAGCCGCAGTAGTATCTAACCCTTTTAACTCAAGTTTTTCAAACTCTTGGGCAATAAGCTCGTGAGGCCCCCCTCTGACATTCCTAATCCTGTTTATCTTATCGTGAGCGTTCTGTAAAAGGGGCTTGATTTCAACTACTTCACGGCGTATGGCAGCTACTTCCCCCGCCCTTGCCACGCCCGCAGGGGGGACAGGCTCAACGCCCGCTCGGGGGACACGAATGCCGCCCATTTCCAAATCGGGAATTGCTTTATATTTCCCAGCTAGTGCCTTCCTGACCCCTTCCAAAACTTTTAAGTTTTCTTTACCCAGGCCAGCTAATTTCACTGGTAGTCTAGGCCAACCTATAGCCGGAAGAAGTATTAGAGGGTCAAAAAACTCCTCGCTAATATCCCTCTCCCATTCAGGCACGGCTTCCCTATATGCTGGCACAAGGGACTCAAGGTCGCCTTTTCGTAGCGCCTCCCTGATGTCAATACCTTCTTTCAAAGACCATGCCACAGCCGTCAAAGGTTCAAGGATATTGGCCTTTCGCCACGCAAATCCCTTTTGAAACCCCGCCTCTGCCTTTTTCAATGCTGGCTTGTAGGGGATTACATCTTCAATGGGCTTTTGTAGAAATTCCCCGGCAGTTTCAAATGGAGACGGCCTATCCAAGAAGCTCCTTACCGCTCCTGTGCCACGCTCCAAGAGTGAAGGCCCAGGCGTCACTTCCCCTTCCTCGAACTGCTCGCCTCTAGTGGCAAACGGGGCCACGGGCTGTCTGCCCACTGTCGGCTGCTGCCCTCCCCTGAACGCTGCTATGCCCGTAGGGGTGAATGGCGGCTCCACAGGTGGCTGTGGTGGCTCTACAGGGGGTTCCCCACCTCCACCGCCATTCCCAGCATCCAGCATGGCCTTTAGCAGATTCAGCCGTTCTCGTTGCTTATGGCCGGGTGGAGCGAAACCCCAAAACTTTACTGCCAACTTACTTACCCTTACCTTCTTGCCGTTGCTTCAGTTCGGCCTTGCGTTGCGCCTTGTTACGCTTCCCCTGTTGTTTCTTTTTCTTATTCGCTCCCATGGCTTACCTCTGAAAGAAGGGTCTGCGTCTGCGCTCTTTAGCTATCACTTGGGCATATCCAGGTGTTCTCTGAAATGCTGCGGCTGCGCCTAGCCCCCGTTGCAAACTCTCCTCTTCCTCAATTCTTGTCAGTTGCTGCCTCAGCCCCGACACGTCCTGGCCCTTCTTAAAAGCAAAGGCTATTCGTGACCGTTGCGTAGCCACTTGGTCGCCACCAAAGGACATTGGCCTACGGAGGTTGAGGGTGGCTGATGGTAGTCTTAATGCTTCCTCAACATCACCTGACACACCTGGCACAGTTGACTTGAACCCAGCCCTTATAGCTTGGGCAAATTCAGGTTCTCTCCTCGGCGTGCCTGGAAGCCCTGGGGTGCCCACAGCGCCTGCCTGTAGTCTCACTCCTGCCAGGTTCGCCAACGGGCTACCTGGCAATGGCCTTTCTGGAATCTGGACAGATGGCACTCCAATATCAAGTTGTCCTGTGCGTTCAAGGCGGTTTATCTCCTCTTGAGGCACACCCATATTAGCCAGGATTTCCTTTGGCTGGAATCCCGCCCTTCTCAACTCATTAAAGACAGTCAGTCTGCCACCAAGCGATTGATAAAGAGGTTGGTCTCCTGACTCTCTGCCTGATGGGGTGGCGGTGAATGGATCGCCGGTCACAGTCCTGCCACCCTGTATCATGTCACGGACTGTCCTCAGCCGTTCCTCGGTCTGTATTTTCTCCTTCGTCTCATTCAGTTTCCGCTCTGCCAGGTCAAGCGCCCTATCCCCTTGAGCCAACTCCCTCGATGTCTTAGCTGCACTCAGTCCGAACACCTTTTCCCGATAGGCCCTGTCCGCCTCTTTGTCGCCAGTGGCCCGTGAGAACACCCGTTCCCACTGGTCGGCTTGTGTAGCATCCAAACCCGTCAATCTATCCAGGCTGACCCGCCACTTCTCATCTGCCGAGTCCAGTTCCCGACTCCTAATGTCAATGGTGGCTTTGGCAGTCTCCATGTTGGCCTTGATTTGGGCTATTTGGGTTTGGAGTAGAGTTTTTCTTTCGGGGTTTATCTCCTTCTCAAATTTTATCTGTAGGTCTAGTAGTTCCTTCTGGCTTGCCCGATACTCGCTGGTGCTCTTGTTGACTTCCCTCTGGAGGGCATTGCGTTCCTTCTGGATAGTGGAAGCATCCGCTTGTGCGGCGGTGAGGACATCGGGGATACCAGGGAGGACATACGAGGGTTGGGGTGTCCCTTGCTCGTCAACATCGACAAAGTTCCCCTGGCCGTCAATGCGGAACATGGCATTGACAACTTTACCTGTTTCGGGGTCTTTCCAGGGGAGTGTTTCTCGACTAACTTTCCCTGGCTGAACCTTTATAAGTTCCCACGAGAATACATCACCGTTCCAATCCCACTCCTGGCCTTCAGGTGGTGGAAAAGGGGGAACCTTTGTGGGATCGTGAAGACGGGGGTCTCTAGCGTCTATCGGGTCGCCATCATCTTCTCCCCCAATGCCCAAAGTGGTCGGTGGGTTATCTATAGGGTCACGAAACAGGTAACTGCTGGCTCTAAATCCTTCTCTTGTGGGACTCACTGATGTTCTCCCTCCTTTCCATCTCCCTCTGGAAGTCTGCCGTTTCCTCCACGCCCTGCTCGCCCGTCAACTTTGCCCAGAGTTCTGGTGTCATGTCTTTATATGCCATCATCTGCTCCTGGGGCGACTTCTTCTCTTTTATCGGCCCCAGGAACTCGGCCATAGACTTGCCCTGCTCCCTCACTCTGTCTTTTATCCCGTCTATCAGGAATCGGAGAACTCCTTTATCCTCGGCCATCAGCCACCCCCTAGAGAAGCCACGGCTTCTCTAGCAGCATTAAAATCTTCCTGAGACTGTGGCTCGGGTATAGGTGGAGGGCCTGCTACGCCTGCCTCGCCCCTGGTGGGGCTACCGCCCACCACCCGTCCGCCGCTCCTTGTGGCCTTTCCCTCAACCGCTTCTCTCCGTTTCGCCTCAGCCTCCAACTCTGCTACCTCTTTCTCCAACCCCAACTCTTGCACAACCTGCTTCTCCACCAGTTGCCATACGAGGGAACCTGGGGTGTCGCGCATAAGTTCATACATACGGTCAAGGTCAAGTTGTCTATTGAACTCGGTAGCGTTTTCCTCACCCAGGAAGTCCTCTACGGCTCTGTCTCTGGGGTAGTCCAGCTTAAGGTCTTTATACATTAGCATCCGCCTGGTCTGTTCCTCCGGGTTGCCAGGTTTGATGTCCACCTCTATCCTGTAATACCCCTCTATGTCCTCTTTAGCTATGGACTTCTCGTTTATCTTCACTGGCACGCCCATATTCTCCACAATCTTCAGTGTCGTGGATAGGGCGTTCGCTATCACATGCTTCAGGGTTATCTTCAATGGCTCCCACTTCTGCAACCCCAGCCCCACTCTCTGGCTCTGGCCTACGGCAGTCTCACCAGCTTGCCCTTTGCCCCGCAGCAGCATGGGATCGAACTCCTCCATCAACCTTTCGTTCAACTCTATCTGTTGAACTAACGATGACGGTATCGAAGGTGGAGGCTGTATCTTCAGCTCTTTTACCCCTTTCACCTCGGTATAGACATGCCCTGGGGCTATTGTCAAATCAGCATCGCTTAACGGGTAGGATGCATCAGACACTATCCAACTTGTTATCGGCGCTGCCCAATAGTTGGTGATGGTGTCTATCTTGCTCCTGTCCCGTGAGTCCTGCACGATGACATCACCCATTGGTCTCAGGAAGCCGAATATCAACTTGGTCAGATCTCCGTCATACGGCCATATCCCCAACGGGCTGAAGCCCCGTATATAGGGGACTACTCCTGCGGGGTTATTAGCCGCTTCTTCGCCGCCTAGGGGTATGGCGTGCCATGATGTTCCTGTTACACCCCCTTGCCCTGCAAAATAGCCTCTAGTGGTAGGTGTCCACCACTCGACCAGGAATACATCTCTGTGCGAGTCAATGCCTTTAGGCATGGAGGTTTTGCCTTTGTTCCATTGCTTCATCAGTCGCTCGACATGCTCGTAGGTGTGAACTTTCTCCTCGAAGAGCAATAGTGGCCTTGAGTAGGAGTCCATATCAAGTGTTGCATACACCATCCGGCTATCGGGGACACTCCACTTGAAGGGTATGCCGTCATATTCGTCCGGGTTCTTGACATAGTTCCAGTCTGCATCAACCTTTAGGTAGACCTCACCCCTCAATGGGTTCTGCAATGCCGCCATACGCAGGTAATAGGGCTGTAGCATGGCCTGCCAGTCCAACAACGCCTGACACCATGTCTCTTTGAGGTTGGCCTGGTCTTTTGCCTTCTGCGTCTCCTCGCCACTGGGTTTTGCCTTCGGGGGTATATGGCACACGACTTTATCCATCGAAAGCCAATCAGCGGGGCCGTCTACAATCCGCCTGCCCCTGGGGGGTTTCACTTTGTGAGTGATATAGGGGTGACTCGCATCTTCATTGGGGAACGGGTTGAAAGTTTGCAGATAGTAGGTCTCTTCGGTATCCTGCAACTTCCTCAGCCCGGAGTATTTCTCATTCTTCTGGTATAGATACGCTGCTATAGCTTCCTTTACACTCATGTTTGCCATTTATAACCTCGCATAGGCGTGAGTCTCCGCCTTCTTGTTGACTACAACCTGTTTCGCCACCCATGCCGCCCCCGCCATCGCCATTACCCTATCATCCTTTGCCCCTCCTGCGGCTTCTGGGTGTCCCTTATCCGTCTGTAGAAAACTAAAACACTCCTTCACGGCTTGCTTAGAGTGGACTATCGTTGACCCCTGCCGTATCCCTTCGGCCAGGTCAATCAGTATCCGCCATCGGAAGTCCCTGCTGGTGGGCACTCCCAACTTCTCATTATTCGCTCCATGTTTGCATAGCTTATCCATCGGATATCCCAGGGCCTTGATAATGTCTATCATCGCTTCCCCTACCCCATTGGACTCTATGCCTAGTAGGGGGAACTTGAATAACCCCAATATACAGTGTGCCCCCTCAGCAAACAGGTCTCGAGGCAGGTTATTGGTAAAATCTACCACCATCTCCCCCATCTGGCAGTCCATGATTTGCAGGCTGTGGTTGTCCTTTCCTTGCCCTGCGGGATCAATCCACGCTGCATACCGTCTGGCGATAACTGGTTGCCTATATATCCCGGCAACTTCTTCTCTTGCCACCTCTAGTAATTGCTTCAGGGCTTCAACATCAAAATAGCATAGCCCCTGTGATGGGGCCAGGGCTTCCTCGGCGGTGGTGGGATACTCCTGCTCCCATAGGGCAATATTGGGATAGCCACGTTTGGTATCATTATACCATGCCTGGTCACGCCCAGGTCTCACACCCCAGTTGAAAAACATCTGATGAAATCCCGACTCACTCCCCCTTCTCCACATCTGCTTGAAAAAGGTGTTTATCTTTTGCTTATCCACCGTTGAGACGCCTATGAACTTGCCCCCGGCGTCTATGGTCGGCTTAACGGCTGCATAGTTCAATTCGGCATAGGGGTGGAAGTCCCACTCATCACATATAACCAAACTTGCCGTCTCTGTGCGTCCTGCGGTCTCGGTAGCGGGCAAGGCCCGTATTTTGCTATCCATTGCGGGGAAGGTCATTACACTTGCTCCCCCAGGGCCTAGTGACTGCTTTAACCACTCAGGCAACTCCCGATATATCAAGGCGCACCGGGCCAACATCTCCTTAGCCTCATCCTCTCCCTTGCTCAATAACAGGACATTTGCCCCTTCGTTAAACATCGCGTAGTGCGTTGCATAACCGGATAAGAACCAAGTTATCCCTACTTGCCTGGCCTTCAACACCTGCAAGAGGCGATGGGCCTCGATAGCTATATGTAGTTCTCTAAGGTGTTCCCAGGGTTGGAAAGGGATTATCCCCTTCCCTATCGGCGGCGGGTCATTTATCTTGACCGTCTCCACCATCCAGGCCCAGGAGTCGGCTGCCAGCCTCAGCCATTCGCTTTTTAGCTTCTCGGAACTCTCTGGCCATGTCGTCTGCATTAAATATACCTACCATCCCCTTTACTGAGACTTCTTGGTTTCTAGTAAAGACTCCACGTCCATGGAGTCGGGCCAAAAAGGACTTTAACTTGATATTCTCATCAGGCGACTTCCCTAATGCTATTAAACCGTCTATGGCTTCAGGTAGCGACCCATCCGCCCTACCCTCTGCATACTCTACGGCCACCACCCTCGCCTCCTGCACCCTGGCCTGGAACGCTTTATCCTTGTTCATCCAGAGCTTCAGGGCGTTCCCACTTATCCCTATGACCGCCGCTGCTTCTTCCAGTGTTCCCCCCAGCCTCGTCTCATTCACGACTATCTTCTGCTCCTGCTGGTATCGGGTCTGCTTCCGCTTCGTCCGCTCCCTGACTTTCCTGCCAGTAGCCCCTGCCTGCTGCTGCTTCTCGTAGTGCGCTCGGCCTGTCTTGAGGGTGGCGGGTGATAGAGTGGTCACTCCCCCACCTCCACCCGCCCCAGTTCTGCCTCCTGCGCTTCCCGGAGACGGAGGGTTGAAATATCATCGGGGTCAGCAAGGAAAAGTGTCAACCACCTGCTATCTACGGTGAGATTGGTATTACCAAAGCCTGTTTCGACATACCCACCTGTTACCATCTGCCCCCCTTTCGGTTCAGCCCTATGCTTTAGGTCGCATTACTTGAGACTGCAGGCTTCGACGGGGTGCAGGAAGGACACAATGTTGGATGAACGCAAGCGTTGGCATCAAATAGCGGTCTCTTTTTCCCGCACCTCATACATATAGCAACACTCATCCCCTAGTCCTACCTGTAGTTGGTGACGGATAGGTTAGGTCTTATCTCCACTGTGATGGTCGGCACCGTCCCCCCTAAGCCCACAGTGACTGCCGATGCCGTCCCTTTAATATCCCAGATTACCATTTCATTAGCGGCCATTGTCTACTCCTCCGGTTCACACTATTTGAGTCGTCCCAGCCTCCACAAGCTCCTTCTCTATCGCAACATCAATTGCTTCTCTGATTGAGGGTTGCCAGTCTACAGCTTCTACAAAGAAAAGGGTGGAAATAGCTATAGCTTCATCTGCATTGGGAACATTTTGCATACCGCCAGACGAGATCGCCCATCGGCCAGCATCATCAGAAATAAGCGCCTCACCATCTCGCTTCTCTAACCAATCCAACCGCTCTTTATCGCCCATGTTCTGCCTGTTCCTCGGGCGTTCTCCACTCTCTGGGCTTGCCACAGGGCATTGTTAGCCTCCCTTCATCTCAGCCCCTTCCAGGCTGTGGCCTAGCTCCCAGACCCTGGTTACCGGAGTGCCATCAACAAGGTCACTACCTGAGTCGAAATGCACTCCTGCAGCGTTCAGGTGGTCTTGGGCTAGGGACAAGTGGTCTTGCTGTTCCCTACTGGTTATCGGTATCCGTAGCTGTGTCAAGAGACCTCCTGTTCGGCCAAGTCAAACACCGTTCCGGGGGGCTTGGGCCTATAAGTGAGCCTCCACCAAAAGCTGTATCGGTTCACCTGAGACACAGCCCAACCCTTTTCCAGGGTTCCCTCAGCCCTCGCCCGCACCGCTTGCCTACCCAGGGCCACACATGCGCTAGCCCATTCGAGCCATCCTAAACACGATTTCCCCTGGGACGCTTGAAAAACCTGCGTCTATTACTTCCGCCACAGGCAAGCCGCTGGTAATCCTGGGGCAGTTTTACCTCATGCCCCAGGAGGTTCGTTTGCCGACCACTTATATTATAACCCTTCTGTCAACCCTGGGCCTCAAGGAATACATGGACTGACCAAAACCAAGTAAAAGTTGACCGATTTATTGACCTGCCCAGCTTCCCCCAGATACGATTTTGAAACAGTTGGCCCAAACCCCTTGACAACCTACACTACACTGTGCTACACTAGCTAAGGTGGCAGCGAGCCACCGAATAATGAAACAGGAGGACAGGACAATGCCACAATGCTCAGGAGGGCTGGTAGATTGTGAGGACGAAGCTACCTGGCGGAACGATAATGGCGTGGAGGTATGCGAACACCATAAACTTCTTATAGACGCCTTTGGATGGGAGAGACGAAATACAAGGGTCTGGACTCAGTTACAGCCCGCCAGCTCTTAGGGAGCGGGGCAGAAAGGAGAACGGTTTTGAAATGCACCCCCTGGATCAACAGAGAAGGCTGGACAATTAACCTGACTCCAAGAGAAGTAGAGAGGTTTCGCCTCCTTCTCTCTAAGGCTCGGCGTCTCGGAGGGAAGGCTGATAATCTGACCATGAGGGTAGAGATTCAGGATGCCCCCCATGCCTAACCCCATCCCCTGCCCCGAGTGCGGCACCCCCATGGCCCGCAACGGAAGGCCCCGCACAGGCCGGAAGCGAAAGCAGCGTTGGCTCTGTCGTAACTGTGGCCGGACACGGATAACGAAATTGGAGGAGGAAACATGAAAGCACGAATCGAAGTCGGATTTACCAGAAGTGACCTTTCACATTATCGCCATTTTAGAAGGGAATACCTTGAAGGGGCGGATGCTACTTTCAAAGATGGTGTAGGCAATGTGGTAGAGGTAAGTATCAGGACTCATGGCTACCGAATTACCCTCAATGGCCAAGACCTTAATGTGTCCCTTAACCAAGAGCCCCCCACCTCCTGAGCCCCCCCATAGCCCTGAAGCCCCCTGGTTTTCGTAGCTGTTGACTGGGGGGTTTCCCTATGGGGGAAGGGGGGATGGGGAAAGGTCGGGGAAGGTTTATCTACAGTAGATAACTACAACAATCTACAGTAGTATCTACCTACAAGGGGGGTATATATAATATACCCTTGTAGATACTGGATGTAGACCAAGGATTTATGTAGATACTCAATAGCTATCAGTTTCCTTAGAGAGTAAGGCCCATCTAGATTCTTTTAGTTGTGGATCAAGAGAAGTAAAGATTCTACCCTTACCCCGCCACAGAGATTGAGAGATTGACTTAGGTTTTACATTAAGAGCTTCCGCCAACTCAGCTACTTTAATGCCCGATGGTTGCAGCTTTATTGCGTTAATTATCCTGCTAGTTATACTCATTCGTTCCGCCAGTTCTGGGACGGATCGAACATCCAGGCTCTCAATTGTAGTGCCCAAATCAGATTCAGCTACATGAAAGCCTATGGGGTAACGGTTACGGAGAAGAGAAGGGGGGAGGTTAGACTTGTGCTTATATAGAGCGATTTTTATTTCATCCTCAGAGTCCATAACCGACCGGGCCTCAAGAACATGGCGGGCGCGGTTGACAAAGAATACATCACCATAAGGTGACTTGACCTTCTGCTCCGGGTCCTTACTCTGGTGGCTAATGATAAGACTTGTTGCCCCCGGCATAGATCGCAGAGCCTGGAATAAGGGCTCAGAGTTTTCCTTCGCCTCTTTTGCCCCACCAAGCGCGGGGATGGCGGAATCAACGATAATGAGTTTAATGTCCCTGTCAATTACGATTTTATGAATCTCCTGAATTTCTGTGTCTAATGCCCGGTGACAATAGCGATAGGCTATGTTGGGAGAGAAGTCTAGTTCCATGCCTGCCTCGATAGATTTCAACCGCTCGTTGTGCTCCTCCCATCCCCATTCCCAATCCAGATACAGCACATTACCCGCCTCCGGCGTAAGTCCTAGACCACTCCAGCCATGCTGGACAGACAAAGCAAAGCACAAAGCCAGCATGGACTTGCCTGTGCCCCCGGCGCCGAACATTATCGTAATATCCCCCTCTGGGATTATCCCTTCCAACCTCCACCGGGGAGTGTGGCGCTTGGGTATCTGTCCTATCTCAATTACTGGTTCGCCCTTTCGGTGAGCCACTATAACCGCTTGGGATACCCCCTCGATTATCGTGTCCCAATTCAATGAGTTAATTTGCTTTGCCAGGTGAGATGCCAGGCTACGCTTTTTAGCTGTATCGAGTAGCGATAGCCGTGCGGTGTGGATGTGGTCGCCAGCCGTGTTCTCAATCGTGACCTCTCCCGATATGCTGTCCCCCCGCTCATGTATGCGGTCAAGCCGGATGCGAAGCCCAAGCTCAGATAAATCAAAGGTATAAATGCCGAATTTGGACTCGCATTCAAGCTTTTCAGGCATTTCCCGCCTTCTTATAACCTGGTAGCGTAGGTTGGCTGGGACTCGGTGGCCCCCCCTCATACGCCTGCCTCACCATCTGCTGGCCCCGGCTGATAGCTTGTCGCCGGTCCGCGCAGTCCTTCACTATCCCCGCATAATGTTTCAGGTGATAGCAGGTAGCCACAGCCGCCAGGCAGTGTATCAAATATGCTGGCCCGCCCACTGCCTCAAGTTTATCGTGGACGGCCAGCCAGTGGGCCAGGATGAGCTGGTCAGGGGGTGTCCCTTGAAGGGAGAGGGCCAAGATACCCTCGTATATCCACCCGTTCTTGTCCCGAAAGAAATCAGAGGGCTTTAGTTCCACTATCCCCGCCATCTGCTCCGCCATCTCCTCACGGTTGCCAGTGGCAAACAGCATGATAGACCCCAGGATCGCCGATTCAGCCTGGGTGTCGTGCGGTGGTAGCTTTTCTTCAGGCATAAGTTCTATCCCGCAACACCCGCTGTAGTCTTTTCTCCTGCTCAAGTATAAAGAAATACCATAGCAAGAGTTGCCAGAAATCTACCTTGCGAGGCACTTCGTAGGTGGTTTCATCCATCACGCCCCCTTTCTATGTTTCCCGCCCATCTTTATCACCCTCGCGATGCTCCATGAAGCAGTCGCCGCATAGCATCTCCTCATGGCCTGGAATGAGGGTCAGAGGATACCAGCCATAAGGCCATACATCCGCCTCCCGTTCTTCCTCGCGCCCACACCAGGTGCAGCGTATTACCCCTGCGGCACCCTTCAGCGCTATTTTGCCTTTACCCCACGGTCTACCCATCACGCCTCCTTCGACAAGCTCAGGACATCGCCCTTGTCCGCCATGAAGTCGTCATGGGCCAGGAGGCAGGCCGGGCAGAGGGTAGCGGCTTTGTTGAAGGAGCTATCGGCCCAGTATAGAACCAGCCTCTGCCAATCATCAGGTAGGGTTTTCACCCCTTCCCCTTCCCGCACCACCTTAGCCGGGCACCTGTCGCATTCTGTTACCGTCTCCGTGTAGGTGGTCTGCCCCATTAGACGCCTCCTTTTAACAAATGCTATTCACGCATTCGGATTTAAATTCTTTGAGTTGCTTGCGACAACATGCTTCTGGGGTAGCCCCATCCTTTGGGATATTCCAAAAGCTGGGGAATCCAGTATGTTCCCAAAGGATATAACCTGCTTCGTCATCGTTGCTGTCAGGGAAATACTCCCTGACCAGCTCTAAACATGTCAGGCCCTTCCCCCTTCTTGTTTTCCTAGCTTTCTTAGCCATGCTTTCTCTCCTTCCCGAATAGTCTGTAGTCCTGGCTCCGCTGGAAGCGTGGGTCAGTGGGCCAGCCGCCGTTCTGAGGATTCTCACGGGACGGACAGTTCCCCTTAGCATCCAGTGGCGCTTCGCACCCCAGGCAACTGTGCAGCCCCGCCGTCACGCAGCCGGTGTCTCGGGGGTGCTCATTCCTGCCTTTACCTGGCATGGGCTATCTCGACCCGTTTTGTGTGCAGGGCATGGTTTATTACTCCAAGATTTATACCTAGTAAGCGGGATAAGCGGATAGCACCCCAGCCTGTCCTTATATGCTCTGACCAAATGGCTTCATAATCATGCTTTCTACGTCTGCCAGTTTTTTTATTTACCCCCAGCCATCTACCGTGACACCTCTGGCCACAAAACTGATGGCCACCCATGCGTAATATCTGCGCTCTCATTCGCAATACCAAATCCCCACACACCTCACACTTAACCGGTATCTGCCTACAGGACGAGCAGTATTGCTTGTAAAAATCAATTTCTGCCCCACAACTTTTGCACCGGCGCGCAGGCTTAGATGGCAGCAGTCCTTTCCTGCCCAAGAGAGCTTTCGGGTCCTGACCGAATATCGCCGCCAACAGTGTGTTGTAGCCAATGCACGGGGACTGAGTATTCGGCATGGGCTAGGGCTGCGCAGTGACGGTAGCTGGCTGCTTGGGTCTTCCCCTGCCTATACTCTGCCCGGACTTTACCCTCGCTAGACGGCGGCAGGCGTCACAGTATTTCCGCCGGGCAAGGTTAGGCGGCACGGCGGAAGGCTGCCCACAGGACTGGCAATAGACAATCGTATCTGGTGTATTCATAGCGCCTACATTATAATCATAGATTTTAGCTCCTGTCAATACCTCCATTAGCTCCTGTCAGCCGTGCGGGGTGGTCACCGTAGCTTTGCCCAGATACGGTCTTAAAATTCTTGGGGAAACTTCCCCTAAAGGACTTGACAGGAGCTAATCCATTATGATACACTAGCTGAGGTCGGGAAACTTCATGCCCGGCCAGCATAGTGCCGGCCCTGGTCGAGTGAAAGACTAAGGGAGGAAAATGATAACAGCTTTTGAGCGATTCTTGGCAAAGATAGATATTGTAGACGATTGTTGGGTATGGACAGGAAGTAAACGAGGTCGAGGTTATGGGGGGTTTTGGTTCAATAGGCATCAGGTATATGTGCATCGTTTTGCATACCAGGTTTATATTGGCCCAATCCCCGAAGGTTTACAGATAGACCATCTTTGCAGGAATCTAGTATGTATAAACCCTCAGCATCTCGAAGTGGTGACTCAGAAGGAAAACATATTTAGGGGAGAGAATTTCACAGCTATAAATGCTGCTAAGACACACTGTCCCCAGGGACATCCCTACGATTTATTCAACACTTACTTTAGTCTTGAAGGTGAACGCAAATGTCGTATCTGCCGGAGAGACTTTGAGCGTCTCCGTTATCACCGAGTATAGGCAGGCTGACCCAAAGCCCCACCAGGGCCACCATTAAAAGGAAGGAGAACACGATGGCAGTAGCAACAGATATAATGACACAGGAAGAGATTACAGACCAGACGGCTAAAGCTGAGGCCCTGATGAAGTGTATTGGGGAAACCCTTGAAGATAGCCAGGGGAGAGGAGTAAGGCAAGGGATGAGAGTGAGGGGGTTGAGTGGGTTTGATTGGGGATGTATTGCCGATTGGTCAGCCCAGTTGCGCCATATAGCCGTCCAGTTGCGGAACGAATATACCAGGAGGTGAGCCATGCGTCGCCCCAGGTAGGTTAGCCCCTGACCGGGCGGGCATGATTGTGGAATGTCAGACCACTTTCAATCATCCCGCCCCATGAGCGGCTTAACAAGGTGTTAATAAGGGGGCAGCATGAAAAGACTAGTTGACCTGGAATGGACGATTACGGAACTAAATAAGGAGGAGATTCAGCTTGCCATTCATGCCGAACAATATGACAGGGAAGGCTTAACCACAGAGTCAAATCATGTCCTGGAAATGTCCCATGAAGTGTGGGCGAAGCGAAAAGGTCTGGAACGGGAACTGGCCGAACTAGGCCAACTCGAGGCCCTGATACGGGAAATAGCCCGTGAGGAGATTGATAAACAGTTAGAAGCTGAGAGGGAGATACACTTTTTCAGGGGGTGACTGTGAGCATATCCAGGCTATCCAGGCCCTGGGACTGGAACGAAAAGGGGTGGTATGAAGATAATCCGAGACAATGAACCATACAGTATCAATATGTTAGCTTTGCTTATTAACTGGGGCATCCACCGATGTAACTATAGGGGTTGCACTAACTTCCCGACCACTATCATCTCTCAGGTCGAGGGCTGTGATATGTTTGGCTTATGTGAGGAGCATTATCAACTATGCAATACCCCAGGTGGAGGGAAGCTGAACTTAGTATGGGACAACTTTGACGCATTCAGGCAAGTTGAGAAGGTGCAACCATGAACCGCCCCACCGATCCCCGCATTGCCGCCGCCATGGAGAAGCTAAAGTGTTCGGGATGGATATGCCCCACGCTAGCAGCCGAGATGGAGACAGAGAGAATCCTGACCGAGATGCTTGTAGAGGAGATAGCCCACGGCTTGAACCTCACCTGGCGCACCGTGGGGGCACTGAGAGAGCTAAGGCCAGGGGGGAGGATTCAGCTATGAGCCGAGTCACTTCATCCGGTGCTCGTGGGTTCCGTTGCGGATATATCAGCTATGACACATGGAGAATAACATGGGTGATGGACTTTTACTACGCATGGTCTCCACTGCGTTGGCCCCGTGGATTCAGCCGGATAACAGACCTGGCGGGAGCCAAGCTATTCTGTAAAAAACATGGCTTGCCTGCCCCCGTAATAGTATCTGACCAAACGGCATCCTACCAAGAGGATGACGGAACGCCGAATTAAGGAGGTGAGCCATGGCTGAGAAGCGAATCAAAACGACATGGGATGAGGAGATAGCGGAGCTTGAGGAAATAAAAGGCATCGCCTTTTCTGCGATGGAATTAGCACACCCCGAAGGCTTAAAGGCTTTGTCTTTTCTAGCCGAGGGCTACCGCCGGGGTGTGCTGGCCGAGCGGGAGCGGACGAGTGGGGTGGTGGAGATAGCTAGGCTATTGAGAATGAATCATGAAGGCATTCTGAGTGGTTACTTTAAGGAGCAAACAGAGAGCCTGCTAAACCGCTTAGACGCAGCCCTGGCCGGGCTGGAGGAGGGGGGATGAAAGTAGATAGCGCAAAGATTATCAAGGAATATCTGGGTGCTGTGGCCGAAGCTAAAGGGCAGGAAATGGCCGACAAAACTGAACTCTATTATGAGCGAGGCTGGTTCTGGTATAATCCTGCCGTGAAATACCCGGATGGTTCAATCGGGCCAAGAGGGTGGCCTTACGGCCAGAGGTCAAAGGATATTATAGTCTTGACCAATTTCTACTTGGGGGTTGCAAGGAAGAATAGGGAAGGCAGGCCATGACCAGCCCCCTACCTGACGGCTTCACCCCTGCCGGTGAGCCATGCCCTCGATGTAGTGGGTCGGTGCAGGAGTCATGGGGCGAGCTGACCTGCCTAAACTGTGGCTACTACCCACCGGGGCCGGACAGCATCGGGGGCATGAGCGGGGAGGCCCCACTGAACAACCATCTGAGCACGATTAAGCGTGAACCCTACCAGGGGCGGAGGGCCAGGCGAGCATCAATAAGGAGTGAATGATGACCACCCTAACTAAACCAGTCTATCATGTTTGGAGGGGCGAATATCGGCCCCAGGGGACACCTGAGAGGCCCTATGCCTATACCGAGCAGTATATCCTAGTCCGGGGGCAAAGGGTAGTCCTGACGGCCCAGGTGAAGGCCCGTATAGAGGCCCAGGGCGGAACGCTGTATTATCCAGTGAGGGGGTAGCCAATGGCGACTGAGGCCCAACTCCAGGCCCAGATAGCCCTCAACCGGGAGCGGGACAGGCTCGTGGAGCTGGCCCGAACCAACATCTGTTACTGCGATGGCGAACTGGTGGTGGCCTGGATCGGTGGGGAGTATGTCCTACGCTGTGGGAAGGATAAGAGCCACGAAGGTATAAAACCGAAAAGCGAGCACCACAGAATGATAGAAAGACAGGAGCGAGAAGATGCCAATTCAAGGAATATCTGAAATCAGGCGGTTGCCCCGCCTGGGTAAAATCAGGCTTGGGGTGAAGGTGGACTCACCTGGCAAAAGCCCCTACCCTAAAGCGGTGGATTACTTCGTCTGCCCCCCAGAGGTCGAGGCAGTCCACGGGGAGAAACCCAAAACCCTGAACATCATGTTCCCCGTAGAGGATGAGGCGGTATTCGCCCAACAGTGGTATCGGGGCTACTCCATGACCCGAGGCCTGGTATGCAAGGGGGATGGTTGCAAAGCTGACCGTATTATAGACAAAGCAACTGGGGCATTGGTCAACCGGAACAGCAAAGATGTGGAATGGCGGGAGACGGCCTGTCAAGGTGAAGGCTGCCCGGAGTATCAAAGTAAGCAATGCAGACGGGTGATGAACCTTCAGTTTCTTTTGCCCGATGTTCCCGGCCTGGGGATATGGCAACTCGACACTTCATCCTTCCACTCTATCGTCAACATCAACTCTGCTATCGAGCTAATCCGGGGACTGTGTGGGCGGATAAGGATGATTCCCTTGATTCTCTCTGTAGAGCCGAGGGATGTCACGCCAGAAGGGATAACCAAAAAGACTATTCATGTCCTACAATTGAGGAGCGACCTCAGCCTGGCAGGTATCCGCCAACTGGCCCATGAGCCAGCCGTCCAGATTCAGGCGGGGCAGATGCCAGCACCGGAACCGCCAGAGAATGAAGAACGACCCGAGGACCTTATCCCCGATGAAGTGCTGGCTAAGGCTGAGGCAGAGCAGGTCAACCGCCCCGTAGGGCAGGCTCAGGCTGTAACGAAAAGCGGGGATAGCCCAGACCCTATCGAGGAGCTATGGCCTGATGATGAAAAGCAAGGGGCAGAGGATACGCCGCCACCGATGGCCACCGACCCCCAGTTGGAGGAGATACGGGGGTTCCTGGCCAGGGGCCGCCGCCCAGAGGATGATATGGATAAAACTC